GCCCGTTTAGTGGCTATGGTCAAGACCAAGATTTAGATTACCCTTTCCCGTCATTTGTTAGCCGTTGTTGGAACCAAGAAAAAGAGTTTAAGATTTGGGGCAGCGGCAAACAGGTTCGAGATTTCATCCATATTGACGATGTGGTTGAGGGCAGTTTAGTAGCTGCGCAAAATGATGTTGAAGTTATGAACCTTTGCTCAGGCGTTCCCGTGAGTTTTATTGAACTTGCTGAAATGATGATGGATATTAGCGGGCATCGGGTGCCTATTGTTACCGATGAAACCAAGCCTGTTGGTGTAATGTTTCGAGTTGGCGAGCCAACTAATATGCTCAAAGTGTTTACGCCAAAGATTTCGCTTGAAGAAGGAATTGCTCGAAGTTTTCAGATTTAGTGCGTTCACCGCACCCCCAAGAAAGAACCCCCAACAGCCGTTCCTGTTGGGGGTTCTTTCGCCTTTTAGCTAGGCGTAATCTTTCAAGTAAGCAACGATCACTTCACTTATGTTCTTGCCTTCGCTTTCAGCTTTCTCTTTGGCTTTGCGCCATAGTTCTTCATTGATTCGAATTGAGCGTTGCGGTGTAACCATTACAGACCACCTACGCACTTGAGGGCATCGCCCCAACAGTAACCTTCAGATGTCCACCAAAGGTTCTTTGCGATCTCAATTACTAACCAAACGCCAACGATAATGAAGGCGGTTCTAACTAAACGCCATTTGCGGGTCATTCTCATTTTACTGCTCCCATTTCTTTTAACATATTTCGCATCTCAACTAAATTGATGATTGATTGGCAAAGTGCCAAATCTATTGTTTCAAAGGTGCAATTTTGCAGGTCAAATGCCTGCTCAAGAGTTTGGCTTACTTCGGCAACGCCTGTTGTTAGGTCAAGGTAAAGAGATTTCATCGCGCTCATATTGCACGGGGATAATCTAATTGGAATTGATTGAATTCAGCTTCGGTGACAACACCTTTGTATTCGTTACAGTTCAGGCAGACTTTCTCATTGCCAACCTTGTTATCGCAAAACACACAGTAGTAAATAGTCATTTCTTTCCACCCCATTCTTATTTCGTAGCAATTGAAACATTCGTATAATTTGGCAACGGCATCAAACTTAGAGCCGCAAGTTAAGCAAGTGCAATAGTGCAACATTATGCACCTACCTTTTCGCGTAATGCTGACATTGCTTCCAATGCACTCTTAAAAGATTGTTCAACAATTTGAAGTGAAAAATACTTTCCACCATCGGTGCTTTGAACAACTATCCAACCCGCACCAACAATGTTGCGAACTGAATACTTTTCATCCAAAGTGATGTAATTGTTTGGTGCTACTTTTACGAATTGAATTGACATTTGAATCCTGCTTTCTTGGGGCCGTTCCCCATAAGAGAAACTTAGCACCTGTCACGACATAGTTGTCAAGACACGCAGGCAAATTAAGGGTAATTTCCCGCCTGTTACCCACCCCACAAATACCCCTCAGAGGGGTAGAATTGACCCCTATGACCACGATTGCAGGCTACCAAGGCAAAGGCTTTGCCATCCTTGGAGCTGACAGCCAAATCACCGATGGTGACAAACGCATCATTTCCCCTTCAACGCCCAAAATAGTCAAGGTGGGCAAGTACCTATTAGGGGTCTGCGGAGATTGCCGCCCCGGTGATGTGCTTATGTATAATTGGAAACCGCCTGCCTACGATGGCACCGACCCTGTTGGCTTTATGGGTCGGAAGGTTATTCCGAGCATTATCAAGGCGTTCAAAGACAATGGCTACGATTACCAAAAAGAAGGCGCGAGCTTTGCCTACTTGCTCGCCTTCAATGGCAATATCTTTGAAATTGGCAATGATCTAGGCATCTCGCAATCAATAGACTTCACCTACGGCATCGGGTCGGGTAGCGCGTACGCCCTTGGCTACCTAACTTCAATGGCTGATGTTTACGGTGAGGCGGTAGGGGAAACAATGAACATTGACACCGCCACCAACGCCATCAAATCTGCCCTTGAACTCTCAGCTAAGTTTGATGTGAACACCTGCGCACCATTTCAGGTTGAGATTCAATTTAGCCGTTAGCGTGTCGCGCAAAGGTTTATGGTGTAGCGTGTGTCACCCTTGACCTTGAACGGAAAGGAAAACGCCAAATGTTTTGGTTAGCTCTGATTGTAATGATTATTTGCGTGATTTCAGTTGTTGGCATTTTTGCCCGTAATGAAGGCGAGATTTAATGTCTAAAGCCAAAGCAAAGGGAACCTCAGCGGAAACTGCCGTTGTCAAATTCTTAATTGATAACGGTTTTCCCTACGCCGAAAGAAGGGCGCTAAATGGCGCACTTGATCTTGGCGATATAACAGGCACCCCTGCATTGGCTTGGGAAGTTAAAAACCACAAAACATATAAAATTCCTGCTTGGTTAAAAGAAACCGAGTTGGAAACCAAGAACGCTAAGGCAGACTTTGGCGTTTTGGTTGTAAAACCTAACGGCGTTGGTGTCACCAACACCGCGAATTGGTGGGCGATTATGTCGCTAGAACAAATTACCAATTTACTTCGAGAAGCAGGCTACGGAACAAGGAGATGAATTTTGACATATTCAGCGATTCCCCAAAGTTTACCGAAGCCAAATGTGCGCAGATTGACGATAAGGATTATTTCTTTCCGGACAATAAGCGTGATGAGGCAGAACGCCTGCCCCGACTCAAGCAAATCTGCGGGAGTTGTATCCATAGAGAGGAATGTTTGGAGTACGCACTTGACAAACGCATTGTTTACGGATTTTGGGGCGGTTACACCGCAGACCAACGCCGATCAATCAACCGTAGAGGTCGAAAGATTAAGCTGACAAATAAAGCGATGTTAATTCGCAAAATGTTATCTGAGAACAAAAGCGCCAACGAAATCGCCATCACCCTTGAGTGTTCATCGCAATATGTTTACAAAATTGCGGCTCAAGTTGAATTGGCGGCTAGAGAAGGAGCAATCCAATCAAACCAAACACAAAAAGAGTCATCAACAGAATCGCCCTTATCTTGGTGGTTAGCACGGTGACTTCACTATTGGTTCAAGCAATAAATCCAACACCTGCCATTCCTGAATTGGTCATTTACAAAGAACGCCCGATTCTGATGCAGGTTGATCATAAGGAACTCGCCCGCGAGCTACTTACTAAAAAAAATTTCAAGTGCTTTAATTTGCTTATGGGCAAAGAAAGCGCCTGGAAAGACAAAAAGAATCCAACAAGCTCAGCCGAAGGTGTTGGGCAATTGTTAGATTCAACTTACAAAAACCTTGGGATGACTCGCAGTAAATCTGAAGTTGCCCAAACCGTTGCTGCCCTTGCTTACATCGGCAGAAAATATGGTTCAGGTGGCCCCTGCGCTGCTTGGCAACATTTCAAACAAAAAAGATGGTACTAAAAACTTTGGGGGTTTAAGTGACCGTTGAAATAGAGAAAGGCATTGTTGATTTCGATGCTGATGCTAATGCGTGGCTTGAGCAGTATAAAGCCGCGTTGTTGAAGATAAAAGAATGGCAAGAGGTAGCTGACATTGCCCGTTCACACTTAGAATCTGCCCTTGGCGATTCTCAAGTTGGAATGTTTGGTAATCGCCCTGTTGTCAGATGGTCGGTTGTTGAGAGCAAGCGATTTGATACTAAGCGGGCGCGAGAAATCCTGCCTGCTCAAGTGATTGATCTATTGGAAGTTGTTTCAACAACCCGCCGATTCACCGTTGTTAGAGATGATGAATAAGCGATGACCTTTACACCTTTGAACACTCCAAGTAAGGCGCTTGCAATCGAATTGGGCGAGATTATTACCCAAGCGGGTATATTCTCGCCCCGTTCGCAGCAGGTTTACATTGGCCCTAGTGAAGTGGGGCAAGAATGTACCCGCAAGTTAGCTTACAAATTACTTGATTGGAAAAAGGTGAATGAAACAGGTGGCGGGAATTGGGCAGCTCAAGTTGGAACTGCCATTCACTCACATCTCGAAGGCATCTTCGCAAAGTTTCCTGATCGTTTTGAGGTCGAGAGCAAGGTTAAGATTCGTGCCAATCTTGCCGGGACAGTTGATCTCTACGATAAGGAAAACGGAATTGTCATTGATTGGAAAACAACCTCACCCGCTAATGTGAAGGAGAAGCGCAATAGCGGTGCGAGCCAACAACAGATAATTCAGGTTATGTTGTACGCCTATGGCAAGGCGCAAGAAGGCCACGATGTTAAGCAAGTGGGATTAGCCTTTCTCCCAACTGGCGGCCAAATATCGGATATGTATTTGGAACTTCACCCTTACGATGAACAAATTGCCATAGGCGCACTTCAACGCTTAGATAATGTTTATGAGCTTTTATCAACAGTTGATGTTGAGAAGTCACCTACAATGTGGGCAGTTATTCCTGCGGTACCATCGCGGAATTGTAATTTTTGCCCCTACTTCAGACCATTCAGCAACGATTTATCGGTTGCCTGTAATGGAGATACGGAAGCCAAATGATGTGTTGCACCGATGGTTGCGCCTGCGGAATTCCCGCAAAAACAATAAATGACATAGCAAAAGAACTGGCTGAACTGCAAACACCAATAGAGTTGGAAAACCAACAAAACCAAAGTAACACTCAAACAGAAACGGGGGATGTCAAATGACATTCAGCGCACCAAGTAGTTCCACCGAAAGTGTCAAAGTTGCTGACCTTGCCGGTGCTTTGTTAATCATCGAACCAATTGAATACAAGGTTGGAATCCAAACCGTTCACGGTCAAACCGATGCAATTGAAGTGAACCTTGTTGATCTTGACAATAACAAAACCTATAACAATGTTTTGTTCTTCAATGTCGCACTAAAGAACGCACTCAAGGCAAAGGTTGGGCAAAAAGTTTTGGCCCGTATTTCCACCGGGGTAGCAAAACCCGGAAAGTCGGCCCCTTGGATACTGCTAGATGCAACAGGCGATGTCGCAGCAGTTGCCAAAGCAAATGCTTTCATTGGCGGGGCGAATACCCCTGCCCCTGCGGTGGTTGATTCACCTGCGGGGATTACACCTGAAGTTGCCGCATTATTGGCACAATTAGGCGCACAACAGAAATAAACTAAATCTCCCCGTTTTAATGTCGTTGGCGGGGAACGAAATGGCAGGTTTGCGTTGGCGGGGGGAAGCGCCTTCAGTTGGTTCGATTCCAACCATTTCACAAGAACAACAATTTAGGGGGAAATGTGAACGAACGCTTTAATTTATTTGAGGGCAATTGCCTTGAGGTAATGAAAACAATGGAAGCTGATTCAATTGATTCCATCGTCACCGACCCACCTTATGAGCTTGGCTTTATGGGCAAGAGTTGGGATTCATCAGGCATCGCCTTTAATGTTGAAGTATGGCAAGAGGCGCTGCGGGTTCTAAAACCCGGCGGTCACCTGATTGCGTTTTCAGGCAGTCGCACTTATCACCGAATGGCAGTTGCGATTGAAGATGCGGGCTTTGAAATTCGTGATCAGATTATGTGGGTCTATGGGTCGGGCTTTCCTAAGTCGCACGATGTAAGCAAGGGAATTGATAAGCAAGCGGGTGCGGAGCGCGAAGTTGTTGGCAAAATGGCAAATCCTGCATCATCAATTTATTCGCAATCCGAAAATGAAATGTCAAGAGATGTACCAATCACCGCCCCCGCAACCGCCGCCGCGAAGCAATGGCAAGGTTGGGGAACCGCACTAAAGCCCGCCCACGAACCAATGGTTCTAGCGCGGAAGCCGTTGATCGGCACCGTTGCCAATAATGTTTTGACCTTTGGCGTTGGCGGGTTGAACATTGACGGTTCGCGGGTTGGTCGAGCTGATGGCGATGATTCATCAGCGGGAAATAGAACAGCAACATTTGGAACGCAAGACACCGCAAGTGGCGGTGACGGTTCAGGTGGTTGGGAACAAAACACCGCAGGCCGCTTCCCCGCCAACTTCATTCACGATGGCAGCGATGAGGTTGTGGCGTTGTTTCCTGCAAATGCTGGCGGTGGATTTGGAAAGCGTGGCGCATTGAATGGCGGCGCAACTGAATGGGGTTTCAAAGGTGAGATGCAAGAGGTTGGTTACGGTGACAGCGGCAGCGCCGCCCGATTCTTTTACTGCGCGAAGGCAAGCAAGAAAGATCGCAATGAGGGATTAGATGGATTTGAGGAAAAGCGTTCAAGTGGTTATGGATATGATCACGGTTTAGGCAATGCGGGTGAAGGAATGTTCAAAGATCGCAACCCGATAAAACAAAATTATCACCCAACCGTTAAACCAACATCGCTGATGCAATACCTAGTGCGCCTTGTAACACCGCCAAACGGCATTGTGCTTGACCCGTTCCTTGGTTCAGGTTCGACAGGTAAAGCTGCGATGTATGAAGGATTTAACTTTGTTGGAATTGAATTAACGCCCGAATACTTGCCAATTGCTAAGGCGCGGATTCTATTTGCCCTAAAAGATAAAGAAGGCGAGTTAGACTTTGAGCCGCGATAGCGCCGAGGGTGCCATCGCCTTTGCGCTTTGGAAATCTTATGAAGAATCTTTGCCTGATACGCCGTGGCGAATGGCGAAGGTGATCGTTGCTATATTGAAGAAAGAAGGCTACCTTGCCAATCATTGATTACAAATGCCCAAAATGCGAAGTGGTTATGCCAATCTTTCGCAAGGTTGATGAAGCTGAGATTGATTACAAATGCAGCAATTGCGAAATAGCGATGGAACGGGTTTGGGCGGCACCTGCCGTTCATTTTAAGGGAACGGGTTGGGGGAAAGACTAATGGTAAAAGAAATCAGAATCAAAGATGGTTTGTATATGTCATTTGGAACGCGCAAAGGTTTCGGCTTAGGA